CAGAAGACACAACTTTCCAACTCCTTGAATAGAGTCGTATTCACCGCTCATGAATGTCAAGGAATGACCTTCCCCAGTGTGATCCTCCATTATAACGGCACTCATGCCGAAGAGGAGTTGATTAAGAAATCCCCCAATCATTTGATTGTCGCCCTTACCCGCCACACCAACAACCTCTATATCCGTGATATGACTCAAGGCACTCTTGTAACCTATATTAATGATTCAGCACCTCTTAATTTGATTGCCGACCAAAGTGCGATCGATCTAGCTGCGATAGATGCAGCCCCGAAAGCCAAACCGATCACTTTAGAGCAAGTCGTGCCCGCCGACATTCCCTATGCCTTCACCAAGTGTGAAGCTGCCTCCGCCGAATTAGTTATCAACAAGTACTATCCCGCTGAAGCCCCAAAAGAGAATATCGCCACCACTAGCACAATACTCCCCTTAGGTCAAGATGCCAAAGGCACAATTAGGTTAGCCGAGCTCGGAGACGAGGAACGCTTTGAGCAGAAGACCCATAAAACTTACCGGTTCCCAGTCCCAACCCGTGTTATGGTCACCAAAGGCCACAACAAACACCTCCTACTCCGTACCAACCTCGAACGTCTGACCCACGCCACCCGGAACATGGATGAACAAGTGTGCGCTGTCCTCTCCAAACGTTTGTTCAAGAATTTAGCTGAAGAATTCGATTGGACGCTTCCCACCAACTTCCACCATCAAACCTTCCTTGAGGCAGTAGAAAAGATGAACCTCCGCGGCCACGACATGTCTGACCTTAAAGCCAGCGTGGATTGGAATGAAGGTTACGTCAGCCTCGTCAAATCCTTCCTCAAAGCCCAACAGAAGCCATGTTTGGGCAAAGACCCCCATTCTATGGATAAAGCCGGACAAGGAATCAGCGCCTGGGACAAGACTTTGAACACACTCATGTCACCATGGACCAGGGCCCTAGAACAAGTCCTCGTCAACCAAAGCCACGGTAAAATCCGTGTTATGTCCCAGATGACAGACCTCCAAGTCATGGCCATCCTAGAGCAAGATGGTTTACCTTCCGATAAATTCCTAGACAATGACTGGACCCAGTTCGACTCTAATCAGAACAATCTTACCCGTTCCATTCTCCTAAGAGCCCTTAAAGAAATTGGTTGCCCCCCGATCCTACTCGAACACTTCGAGGAACAGCTTAAGACAAGGCGAATTTGCACTTCCCAAAGCTCTCTCCAAGTTAATGATAAGAAGGATTCCGGTGCTCCCCACACTCTCGTCGACAACTGCCTCTTCAACCTAGCCATCTGCATGGATCTTATGGCTGGTTACCGTCATCTCTACATCAAAGGTGACGATTCTTTGGCAAGAGGAGAAGATGTTTCATTCGACATGGATAAGATGAAGTATTATGTCAATACTTGCGGTTTCAAATTTAAACCTAATGCCGCGAAATCCGGTCAATTTGTTTCCTTCCTTGTCAACGCCCAAGGCGTTGCTCTCGATCTCCCTCGCGTCACCGCCAAAGTTCTATCCCGCTGCTACACCGATCGTGATGATTTCCTGAAGTATCAGGAAGCCGTGTCCGCCACCCTTAGCCCTATCAAATTCGAATCAGGCGTTAACATGTGCAAAGTTAACTCCCTCCATTACACCGATTCAACCCGTTGTGAATCCGAATTTGATGTTTTGATCAGCTTTCTTTTCCGCTTTGCTCGTAAAGAAATTCCCTTTTCCGAGCTCTATCAATCCGAAGCCATTTATTACAAGACTGACGCCCCAGCTGCTTCCACCCCTGCCCTCACACCGATTAAGGTGAAGAAGACTAACAAACAAAAGGTGGCTCGTTTCGCAGCTAAGGCGATAGGTAGTCTCGTAATGTAGGGTTATTAGTTATTTATTCCAATGTCACTCCCCACCTACCTAAGAAATGGCTCCAG